TTTTTAAAGATACAAAACGATAGTGGCACTGCACAAATTAGAAGCTTAGTTTCTGATGGAGATATTCAATTTATAGGTAACGATGGCGGTTCAGCAATTACAGCCCTTACCCTAGATATGAGTGCGGCTGGTGCGGCTACATTTAATAGCTCAGTAACAGCTACACAAGTTGAAATCGGAAATGGTTCGGCTGGTGGCACAAGCGAAATACTATTTTCCGACAACGCCTCCGCTAGAGGTAAAATAAAATATAACCACGGCTCCAGTCCAGAAGCTATGACATTAGAAACTACTGGTACAATCGGTTTATCTATAGATAATTCTCAAAATGTCAGTATTCCTAATGGTAACCTGTTATTAAGTGGTGTAGCTCAACCAACATCAGCTAATAGTATTGATTTGGGTCTGAATGGTAATGAGTTTAGAAGTCTATATGTAGACACAAGTATTATAGCCTCTAACGCTCTTAGTATAACTACAGGTACTGACTTAACACTAGATGCCGCAGGAGACATCATCCTTGATGCTGATGGTGCTGATGTTAGATTTAAGGATGGCGGAACAGAGCATCTTAAAATATTTCAATCTAGTGGTGATGTAGTTATTGCCTCACAAATTTCTGATAAAGATATGAAATTTAATGGTACTGATGGTGGAAGTGGCATCACAGCCCTAACCCTAGATATGTCTGACGCTGGTACTGCTACGTTTAACCACGATATAAAGCTACCAGATAGTGGTAAAGCCATATTCGGTGCTGGGTCTGACCTACAGATTTACCATGATGGGTCACATAATTATATTGATAGCGGCGGTGGTAATTTAAACATAAGGGGTGCTAATAATGAAAATGCCATACTTTATACAGCAAATGGAAATATACAACTTTTCTATGACAACGCCAAGAAACTCGAAACAACATCAAGCGGTATCACAGTAACAGGCACAATCAATGGCGGCGACTTACGTGGTGAGGCTTTCTACATGGGTCGTGATAGTAACGATTGGATTGGTGTTGAAACTACTTACTTCAATGTTAACCTAGATGGTGCTGAAAGAATGAGAGTAGAAAACGATGGTGATGTTCATGCAGATGGCAACGTCATTGCTTACTCTACAACAATCTCTGATGAGCGTCTTAAGAAAGACATTGTTAAGATAGACAATGCCTTAGACAAAATATCACAGCTAAATGGTTACACATTTGAATACCTAGCTGATGGCAAGAAGTCTGCTGGTGTTATTGCTCAAGAAGTCGAGAAGGTAATGCCAAGTGCAATCGTTGAAAGCACATTGCCCCTCAAGATGGGTGATGATGATAAGACTGAATACAAGACAGTGCAATATGATCAACTTCATGGATTAATGATCGAAGCAATCAAAGAGCTAAAAGCTGAAATCGAAGAACTAAAAGCGAGATAGTATATGACACTACCATCCAGTGGGCAGATAACCCTTAACCAAGTTAATGTAGAGCTTGGCCTAAGTGGTACAGCCCAAATAAGTATGAATGACAGTGCCGTAAGAACCCTATTTGATGATGCTTCTGGTCAAATTGCTATGTCTCAGGGGTATGGCAAAGCTAATGCACAGTTTATCGCCGCTTCTGGCGGAAGTGTTGCAACCAGTGGTGACTATAAAATACATACGTTCACAGGTTCTGGTACATTCCAAGTTACTACCGTTGGTAACGCGGCGGGCTCCAGCACAGTAGAATACCTAATTGTTGCTGGTGGTGGTGGGGGTTCTGGTATTGGCGGTGCTGGTGCTGGTGGTTACTTGACGGCAACAGGTATGTCTGTTAGCCAAACTAGCTACTCAGTCTCAGTAGGTGGTGGCGGCGCAAAAAGTTCTGATTATTACCAAGTAAGCGGTAACAATGGCGGAAATAGTTCATTTAACAGTATTACTTCAATTGGTGGTGGTGGTGGTTCTGGTGAATATCCCGGTTCATCTTCAAGAAGTGGCGGTTCTGGAGGTGGCGGTGGTTTTGATAACGGCGCTGGTGCAGTTTATAGCGGGGGTAGCGGTACATCAGGGCAAGGTAACAGAGGCGGTGCAGGTCAAAGACTTGCTGGCGGGGGCGGCGGTGGAGCAAATGCTGTAGGTGCTGACCGAAGTGGTAACTACGGTGGTGCTGGTGGTGCTGGTAAATCTAGTTCAATTACTGGTTCTAGTGTAACAAGAGCTGGTGGTGGTGGCGGTGTTGGCTTTGATGCTGGTGGTGGCGGAGGTTCTGGTGGTGGTGGCGCTGGTAATTCATTTAGTCAGGCTGCTGCTGGCTCAGGAAATACTGGCGGCGGCGCCGGTTCTGCGTGGACTAGTCCTTCACAAAACGGTGGTTCGGGTATTGTTATTATAAAATATAAATATCAATAAGGAGAAGTATCATGGCACACTTTGCAAAAATTGTTGATGGTATTGTTACTGATGTCATTGTTGTAGATAATTCAGATATACTTAATGATGACGGAAACGAATCAGAGACTATTGGTAAAGCCTTTTGCACTAATCTCTTTGGTGGAAACTGGGTACAGACTTCTTACAATAAAACTTTTAGAAAAAACTATGCTGGTTTGGGTGATACTTACGATGAAACTTTAGATGGTTTTATTTCTCCAAGTGTCTGCCCATCGTGGATTTTAAACGAAACTACTTGCAAATATGAAGCGCCATTAGAATATCCATCAGATACGGAGAATCATTATATGTGGGATGAAGATAACCAACAATGGATAATAATTGATTTATTAGGATAGGAAGTTTGTATAAATGTTAGGTTTTTCCCCATATTCAGCCGCAGCCTTCTCCGATGTAGGTAGTGGAGAGCAGCTATTTGTTGCTACAGGCGTTGCTGGTACTACGGGCATTGGTACTGTCTCGGTTAATGGGGATCAGATAGGTCTGACTCTTGGCTCTGTACAAGGCTCCGCATCAAGTAACGGTGTCGTAGCAGCTGCGGGCGCGGGCGCTACGGCCAGTATGCAAACTGGTGCGGTTGGTGGTGTTGGATCAGTAGTATCCTCTACAGACTTCAACATTGCAGTTACAGGAGTTGCCGCCACTGGTTCAGCTGGTAGTACTACGGTTGCAATCGTCTCGATTATTAGTCCTACAGGAGTTGCGGGTACTACGAACACCTCGACCGTGTCTATTTCTGGAACCGCTACGTTCTCTGTTACAGGCGTAAGCTCTACTGGTTCAGTGGGCCAAGTTACGTTCTCTCAAAGCACAGATGCACTTGTAACTGGAGTTTTTGCTACAGGTAGTGTAGGCTCTGTAATAACGGTGGCCACAGCATTGGTAATTCCGACTGGAGTATCAGCTATAGGAACAGCCGGACAAGCACTTGTATGGGGTAGGATTAAACCTAATCCCGGTACGATATGGACAAGAATAGCAGCATAAGGATAAACAATGCCTAGTACATATACAGACAATGGTGGCATTGAGCTTCCAGCCAACGGAGAACAGTCCTCTACATGGGGTAATACCATCAACGATAACATGAACATAATAGACCGCCTGACTAACGGTGTAGGTGCAATTACGCTCTCTGGTACGACGCATACACTTACCACCTCTGATGGCACACCTTCTGATGGTCACTATAAAGTTTTGGTCCTCGGAGGCTCTCCTTCAGGAACTAACACAATTACCGTTTCTCCAAACAACGGGCAACACATTTACATCGTCAAGAATGATAGTGGGCAGACAGCTACGTTTACCCAAGGTTCTGGTGCTAATGTAAATGTCTTAACCGCTACATCCAAAATTATATATTGTGACGGGGCGGGTTCTGGTGCGGCCGTTGTAGACATTACAGGCTCCTTGGACCTTGGACCGTTAGTAGTAACGGGCACTACAGTCACTGCAACGGGTGCAGAACTTAATATCTTAGACGGAGTTACAGCCACCACTGCAGAGTTAAACATAATGGATGGCGTCACTGCTACCACTGCAGAGCTGAACATAATGGACGGTGTGACATCGTCCACGGCTGAGATAAATAAGTTAGACGGGTTTACTGGCGTTGTTGCAGATTTAAACTATGCGAAGGACTTGCGGGCGACAGGTGTTACGACTTCTGAGTTTAATGTTCTCGACGGCGTTACAGCCACCACTGCAGAGCTTAACATCATGGACGGTGTTACAGCCACCACTGCAGAGCTTAACATCATGGACGGCGTCACTGCTACCACTGCTGAGATCAATTACGTTGATGGTGTAACCTCCAACGTCCAAACGCAAATAAACACTAAGGCGGCCAACACAACCCAAGCTGCTTCAGTTTGGGAAACAGGTACTAACACAACGGAAACCATTGTGTCTCCAGCTAAGGTCAAAGCCGCTATAGAAGCTGTTCCTTTCTGGGACTACACAAGTAGTTACCTTAGTATAGGTAGTGGGAACTCAATACAAACTGTAACACACAGCCTTGGGTACATCCCGTCTTTGATGCAGATGGAAATCAAGTGTGTATCTGCAGAGCTTGGCTTCGCTGTTAATGACACTGTGCAGATGTCAGGACACTCTAATATGCGTGGCGCTCAGTTTGGTCTTATGCTTTCTACAGACGCAAGCAATACAAACATAGTAAAGCTAGCTATAGGTAGTGCTTTTACTATTCTCAACGCCTCCAACGGAACTGAAAGTAACATAACAAAAAGTAGCTGGAACGTCCGTGTTCGCCTGAAAAAATAAGAAACGAGATTAATAATGCCACTACAAAAACTTCAGTTTCGCCCCGGGATTGTAAGGGATACAACCGACTATACTAACGAGGGTGGTTGGCGTGACGGTGATAAAATACGTTTCCGTATGGGGTCCCCCGAAACCATTGGCGGTTGGACGCGGTTTACAAGTAGCACTTTCCTTGGGACTTGCAGAGACATACATAGTTGGACGGCGCTTAATGGTACTAACTTTATCAGTGCGGGTACTAACTTAAAGCTATACGTCCTAGACGGTAATGATCCGATAGATATTACGCCACTCCGCGCTACTACATCTGCGGGGGATGTTACCTTCGCGGCTACTAATGGTTTTAAGACAATTACTGTGACGGACACAAACAATGGTGCATTTTTAAATGACTTCGTTACTTTTTCAGGAGCTGCCAGCCTTGGGGGTAATATCAATGCCACTGTGTTAAATAAAGAGTATCAGATAACTTCTGTTATAAATGCTAACTCTTATACAGTTGAAAGTGCCGTAGCGGCTGCTAGTGGCGACAATAGTAACGGTGGTAGCTCCGTAGTAGGCAAGTATCAGATTAACACAGGTTTGGACTCTTCTGCTACTGGTAGTGGATGGGGCGCAGGTGCTTGGAGTCGTGGGACATGGGGTTCTTCAGCGAACGTTAGTATTCCCAGCGCACAGCTTCGTTTATGGTCTATGGATAATTTTGGGGAAGACCTTATTTCTAATGTACGTGGTGGGGGTATTTTCTATTGGAATACTTCTGCGGGGACTGCTTCCCGTGCAGTAAACATCACTACTATAAGTGGAAACAACCAACCACAAGCTGCTAATATTGTCCTTGTTTCTGAACGTGACCGCCATGTCATCGCCTTTGGTTGCGACCCGCAGGGTGACCCCGGTAATCTTGATCCTTTAACTATACGATTCTCGGATCAAGAGAGCTTTACTGATTGGGCTGCAACATCAACTAACACCGCTGGAGAATTACGTATTGGTACTGGTTCTGAAATCATCGCAGCGGTACAAACCAAACAACAAGTTATAGTCTTTACGGATCGTTCTGTGTCAGCGATGCAGTTTATTGGGGCTCCGTTTACTTTCGGTTTATCTGAGGTGTCCACAAACACTTCTATCGCTTCTCAAAACGCCGCCGTTGCTTTCGGGGATGCTGTGTACTGGATGGGGGACGAAGTATTTTACAAATATGATGGTAACGTGCAGATTATACCTTGCCCCATAGAAGAGTATATTTTCAACAATACGAACAGTGCACAGGTCTCTAAAATAACTTCAGGTATAAACAGTAAGTTTAACGAGGTATGGTGGTTCTATCCGTCTATTAATAGCCAAACAAACGACAGTTATGTGGTCTACAATTACATTGAAAACAGTTGGTACTATGGGACTCTCAACCGCACTGCATGGCATGACAGCGCACTTTCTAATCTGCCTGTAGCCGCTTCTACTGATGGGTACCTATACTTTCACGAAGACGGTCTCAACGACGGAAGCACAAACCCGCCTAGCCCTATAAGTAGTTTTATTGAATCCAGCGTTATCGACATTGGTGACGGAGATCAGTTTATGTTTGTGTCCAGAGTTATCCCCGACCTTACATTTCGAAATTCTACAGCTACCCCACAAGCTACTTTTACAGTAAGTGCAAGGGATTATCCCGGCACTGCGTTCGATCAAACTAATTCAGGCACGGCAGTGCGATCTGCTACAGCCCCCGTAGAACAGTTTACTGAGCAACTATTTTTTAGGTTGCGAGGGAGGTCTATAGCATTAAAAATTTCGTCCGCCACGTTAGGAACGGAATGGCGGCTTGGTACTCCCCGCGCTGATATGCGTACGGACGGGAGGCGGTAATGTCCCAAGCTACAACTATTCCGTTTTTTGCCGCTGCACCTTCCGAGTATAGCCAAGAGTATGTAGCACAGATTACAAGGGCGTTTGCTTTGTATACCCAACAGCAGCAGAACCCCGGCCCGAGCAGAGTTAGTACACTCAACTTAACAGGACTTTCCGTCTACGCAAACAATACAGCTGCCGTGTCTGGTGGTCTTTCGGTTAATGATGTATATAAGACTGCAACTGGAGAATTAAGGATAGTAGTATGACTGATAAAACAACACCCGAACGTAAAGATATATCCGTGCCGATCACTGCGCCGAAACCTGCGGGCGGCGGTGTATTTTGATGGAGATGGACGTACTTTGGAGTTTTGGCTTAACCGCAGGGTTTGGTTTTTTAATATGGTGGATCAAAGCCCAGCATGACGAACTAGGGCGCGTCCGGATTCTTTTAAACAGAACCCGCGAGGAATTAGCCAAAGAGTACGTCACTAAGGCTGACTCTAATCAGGTGCTTGGTCAAATAATGAGTAAGTTCGACAGGATTGAAGAAAAGCTAGATAGGCTGGTGGAAAGAAAATGATACGTTTATTTATAGTAATACTCTTGTTTATTGCAGGTCTTACTATAGGTAATGTTGTTTTTGCTGATGACACAATCAAGTCGGAAAGCACAGTCACTTCTAACGGCACTATGGACACTACAATTAACAGTCCACCACCCTCTGCAATTTCTCCACAGATTAGTGCAAGTAACTCTGACTTATGTACTGTAGGCGTTGCGGGTGCTGTACAAACGCAAATACTTGGTATCTCAGCAGGTAGAACTGTACGAGATATGAACTGTGAGAAGCTAAAGAACGCCAAAACCATGTATGATATGGGGATGAAGGTAGCCGCTGTATCCGTAATGTGTCAGGACGAAAGAGTGTTCGATGCAATGATGAACGCTGGTACGCCTTGCCCCAAAGATGGTTTGATAGGTGATAAAGCTAGGCTAGCTTGGGAAATGGAAGCGGTTGAGCAAACGATTGAGCGCGAACAGAATAATCCAATGAGGAAGATTTTCAATGAAAACGTTGAAACAAAAACAGGTCTTGGTGTCATTATTGCTACTCTGGCCTTCTTACTCGCAATGTGATCCGTATAGCTACGGGACTACAGGAAACGCTGCGTCCACAGCACTGAGCTGGGGCATGAGTTCTGTACTGCCTGATATACCCGGATTAGATATAAATGGCCTCCTGTATAGATATACTACTGTGAAGAACCCTGAAGATAATATGAAGGTTCACGTCAGTAACAGCAATGCTGCTGGGGATGGGTATACCTTTCGTGAAACTGATGACTGGTCTGGGGTTCCCGGAAACACTATCGTCAAGTCTTTTCCCCTTGCGCATATACCTGCCGCAAACTGGGGCGACGGTTCAATTACTGTTGAAGGCCAAGGCTCTGTAACTGATCCTGTGGTTATTTACAGCTTTCGAATAGACGAGTGTTATGACGAGCAATCTAACCCTGCCTGCCCCGGATACGTTAAACCTATCCCCGTTATACCTGTTGTCGAAGTCTATGATGTGCTTGAAGATGAGGCCGCAATGGAGGCTATAGACGAAGAAACAGACTTTGAGTATGATGAAGATGGTAATTTAATACTTTCTGAAGAAGAAGAGGAAGAAGATACAAGACTTGAAATGGGGCTGACGGCATCTGCCAATGCGTTGACTCTGTTCAGAACGCAAGGACAATCGGATATTATCATGGCTATTAACCTGCAAACAAACATAAACATGTACTACAACGCTAATATTAACGGTGGCGCGTACACAGAGACTGTTGGTTTGGTCGATGCAGAGATACCTGATAACAAGAAAGCCTTACGTAATAATTTGGCACAACAACTTCTGCATGAGAAAATGATAGACATGCAGTACAATAATTGAGGTTTAATATGAAATATTCTATAGCGATACTTTCACTTCTTGCATTTCCTGCATTAGCTAACGTCGAGATTACAGGTAGTGTAGAAGCTAAATGTGTTATTCAAACAACTAAAGCAGGTGTATACGGCAACCCGATTGCTAGTAAGTTAAGCACTACTCCCGCTGACGGTGGTATACTACCTATAATTAGGTATGATGTATCTATAGCGGATTCCTATACCGCTAATATAACACACCCAACAGCGTTTAGTTCGTCACCTTCTTTATCTGATACACTGGCATGGACAGGTAGTACGAGTGTTACACAAACATCTGTTGCTGGCATGTCAGCCTATGAAGCCGCAAAGATTGTGGTAGGAAACACTACCATATTTAATTTAACTCTTGCTGGAAGCACATGGTTTAGCACTGCATCAAGCGCAGTTTACGGCTCTGCTAAAGCACTACCGGGAGGAAACTACACCGCAGTTGTACAGGCAACTTGCATTGCGAAGTAGTATACTCATAACATTTCTGCTCTGGGCGACAGCTATCTCTGGGCATGAGATGACGCCTGCGTACCCTGTGGTAAAGCCTTCACACGTTAAAGACGTGGTTAAAGTGGAGATGTCTTTGTTTAACTCCAGAGAAGAGATAGAGTATTATCAAATAGAATTGTTTGATTTAAACTGGATGAACATTCCTTTTTCTACAACATATCGAATTATCAAAATAGGCTATAAAGAGAAAAAGTCTTTTAATGTATATATTCGTAAAATAGATATGGACGAAGCGGTATACTTATGCACGACCTCAAAAGTCAAAAAGACTAATCAATCTAGGACGCTTGTTTCGTCTAAGATATGCTCACGTTTAGATGGTGAACCTGCATGAGACTAGCTTTTGCTCTTTGTGTTATGGCTAGTTCAGCAGTTGCTGACAGTAGTTCACTTGCGTTAAGCTTACCAAACCCACCTATGAACTACCAATCAGATTCGTTTTCAACAGGTAGTCTCCGCTGCAGTAATGCTGTCGGTGGGGGTGTAAACTTAGAGTATGGCGTAACTGGTGTACTGTCAGGGTTAGACACAAACAGTCGTGGCAAAGATATAGGTGTGTATGCTCGTATAGTTATACCACTAGATAAACCAAAGGCTCGTATTAACTGTAATGACCTATACCGAATAGAACTAACGCAGCGCAGACTAGAAGTGCAAAAGTTACGTGACGAACTAGAAGAACTAAAGAACTTACAGCGTGCTGGCGGTGATATGGAGTTCGAAAACTGATGGTTGATACAACTAGAATAGCCGATAACATTGATGGTTTAGCAGATCGTGAGTTTAAGACTGGCGGTATGAAGCTATCGTTTGGTTCTATCGTGGCTATATTTGCATTTCTATCTACAGTTGTTGGTGGTTTGTATGGTGGTTTCGTAATGTACCAAAAGATCGAGGAGGTTGCAGGGCTAGACCTTGGTGAGTATCAACAAGCAATGGACGTGATGGATGCAAAAGTCACGGGTATCTCTGAGAAGGTAGAAGAATCTGTCGAGTACACTAGAGACATAAAAAATGGGTTAAAAGACGATCTGTTGCGCATTGAACAACAGACTGACAGAATCGAGGACCTTGTGCGTAAGAATGAAGACAAAGTGCGTACTATGATTGATGCCGCAGAAGTACGCTTCGAAAATCAACGAGAACGTGTTAGAGTATCACAAAGTGGTTCTATGAAAGACTTAGAAGATAAGTTAATGGATAAACTACAGCGGGCGTTAGATAACCCCCTTGCAGATTAGGAGACTAGTATGACTGAATTTCAAAAAGCTGACGCAGACGGTAATGGCTCAATAGACCAAGCCGAATGGGACAAACTTGCGCTAGAAGACAAAAGACTAAAGATGGCCGATGACGACGCCCAAAGAGATGCACAACGCAAGATGGCGTGGTTTGCATTATTCGGCATGTTGTTGTATCCATTTGCTATAATTATTTGTAACGTGGCTAATCTTGATGAAGCCATGAAGTCACTAGCGTCTATAGCTGGTGTGTATTTTGTTTCTGTAGCTGCTATCGTTGCCGCATTTTATGGTAAAGAAGCATACACAAAAGGAAAGGCGAATAAAGAATGATGAGTTTAGTAAGTAATTTGATAGGGCCTGTTACTGGGCTACTAGACAAAGTTATCGAAGACAAAGATCAAAAGGCACAGTTAGCCCACGAGATCGCTACGATGTCCGATAATCATGCCCAACAGGCGCTAATGGGGCAGTTAGAGATAAACAAAGCCGAAGCTGCATCGGGTTCTTTATTCAAAGGTGGATGGCGGCCGTTCATAGGTTGGGTATGTGGTGTTGCTTTTGCATATCACTTTGTCTTACAGCCATTGATTGTGTTTGGTGTAACTGCCGCTGGAGTTGACATACCAGCGCTACCAGAGTTTGATATGGGTAGCTTGATGACTGTTATGATGGGCATGCTCGGATTGGGCGGACTTCGCAGCTACGAAAAGAAACAAGGAATTACAAAATGAGTGACTCTTTAAAACTACTGCAGGAAAGATGTGGTGTTACTCCCGATGGAGGGTTTGGACCGAATACGGCACGCGCTATTGTATCTCACTACGAGTTGTCCCCTGAACATGGGGCGCACCTACTGGGGCAAGCTGCTCACGAAAGCGGCGGATTTAGACTTTGCCGAGAAAACCTAAACTACGGTTGGGAAGCTCTTATGCGGACTTGGCCTAGTAGATTTACGGAAGAGGAAGCTAAAGAGTACGAAAGACAGCCAAGTAAGATCGCAGGTAAAGTATATTTACGAGAATCACTTGGAAACCTCTCGGAGCAAGATGCTAAAGATTTTATCGGCCGAGGATTCCTTCAACTAACCGGTAAGGCAAATTACCGTTCTTTCTCTAGTGATATGGGCTTACCCGACGTGATGACTGACCCTGATCTGGCTGCTACAGACTATGCGTTTGAGACAGCGTTATGGTTCTTTAAGAAGAACAAACTTTTTGATATCGCCGACGAAGGCGTAACCGAGGATGTAATCAAGCGTATTACTAAGCGGGTTAATGGTGGTTATCATGGATTAGACGACCGTATAGAACAGACTAATAAGATATATGGGTGGTTAAGCTAAGATGCCTATACGTCCTATAGCACCAGAAGATGTACCTGCAGCTATCGACCTTGGCTATCAGATGCATCAAGAAAGTGTTTATAGGCATTTTAATTACAACCCAAATAAGTGTGGTCGGATGATATATAATTTTATAACCAACCCAGATACGCACTTTGCATACATTGGCACTTTTAACGGGACGCCTAATAGTATTCTTCTTGGGTCTATCGGCGAACATTATTTCGGTACTGACTTGATCGCATCCGACACAGTGTGGTATGTATCTACACAAAGCAGGGGTTCTCGAGTTGGACTGCAGTTGCTACGAGCCTTTGAAAAGTGGGCTAAGGAGCGCAAAGCTGCAGAGATATACATGGGGGTTTCTAGTGGTTTAAGTGCTGGCAAAACCGGTGCGATGTTACAAAAACTAGGATATGATGTTGTGGGTGGAAATTATAAGCAACGTGTAGTAGAATAGCACAACAAGTTTAAGAAAAGGGTTTTTACATGTGTGGTGGTGGCGAAACAGGCGGAGCAAATAACAGAGATAACGACGACAAAAAAGGCTCTGGCAACAGTTTTAAAGAAGGATTGGCTAACATCCTTACCCCCGGCGATGGGTTTTCCTACGTTGATGGTAGGCTAACAGCTACAAATGACAGAGATAGTTATACGCCAGTTGACTCATCAAACCCTAACGAAGCACGTAATAGCGTGACTGTATCTAATAATAAGGGTGGGCTCTTTCAAGTTCCAAAAAACGAAACTAAAAAGTACAATGATGGTTTGGTTGTGTCTGCTATTATGGGTGCGATGACTGGTGGCCTTCCCGGTATTATTGGCGGGGTGGCTGGTAATGCTATGCAGAATAATATGCGAGGCGGTTCAGAAGACTCTAAACCAAAGGAAGGGTTTAAAGGTATGTTCCAACCCGGCGGTCTTTTTGCGGGTCCAAAGTTTGATACTCCTGAAGAAGAACAAGCGTATCAGCTTGAACAAAAAAATAAAGCTATCGCAGCTGGGCGATCTCGTGCAGATGGTTCTGACAATAACGACGATAGAGTTAGGCAAACAGTAACTACACCTACAGATAACACCGGAATTGCAGGTATGTCTGATATGAGTGCGGCAGCTGCACAAGGTGCATTTCAATCTATTCCGAACCCTGACTACGATCCTAACGATCCGATGTCTCCTAGATTCCTAATCAACCCAAGCTACGAACAGTTGCTTGAGTATAAGAATCAACAGCTTTTAAATGGTACCCCTGTTCCAATGCGTAATGGGGGCTTGGCGCAGTTTGCCGAAGGCGGCGAGCTTGAAGTAGCTCCACCAGAAGGTGGTAACGAGAAGACTGAGATAGCTGATGCAGTTAGTGCTGTAAAAGGTGACATGTCTGAAGAGGAAGCATCGGTTGTACTGGGTAAATTTCTAGCTAACTACGGTGAAGAAGCTCTTAGAGACTTAGTCGAAAAGGTAAAGTCTGGTGAATACGACGACACAAAAGAACGTTTTGCTAATGGTGAAGCTGGTGAAGTCAACGGGCCGGGCGATGGTTCTGGTGTTGACGACAAAGTACCTGCGTCCCTTGAAGGACAAGAAGATGTGCTACTTGCAGATGGAGAATATGTACTCCGTGCAAAAACTGCAAAAGCACTTGAAAAAATGTACGGTGGCGGGTTTCTCGACACTATAAACGAATCCGAAGACAATGCACCGCGTGTTATACGCGAGCTTGCAGCTAGAACAGCGTAAGGAGCTAAACTATGTGTGGTGGCAGTAAGACAGTAAACAATACAACAACATCGGCGAGTCAGACAGACTTGCCCGCATGGGCAAAGCCCTACTTTGAACGAAACATTGCACGGGCCGAAGCTGAGTTTGGCAAACCGTACGATCCCTACAGCGGTGATCGCCTAGCAGCGACTGATCCAAATGTAACTGCATCTCGTGATAATATGCTAGGTATAGCTGATACGGGAGTCGCTGGGCTGGGCACTGCGCAAGATTACGCCACTGCAGGGATGGATCGTGCTACTGAGCTTGGAAACTACGATGGCGGCAACTATTCACAGTTTGGCTACTCTGATCCAGCTACATTTACGGGTGACAACGTATCTCAGTACATGTCTCCGTATCAACAGTTAGTGACAGACCAACAAAAAGAATCAGCGGTTATGGACTTTAATCGCTTGCAAGGAGCCCGAGACGCAAAGGCAGTTCAAGCTGGTGCTTTCGGTGGTTCACGTCAAGCAGTGCAACAGGGTTTAGCAGAAGAACAGCTCTTGGGCCAACTAGCAAGCATCCAAGCTAAAGGCTCGCAAAGCGCATTTGCCGATGCATCGAAGCAGTTCGGTGCCGATAGAGCCGCACAGATGACCGCAGAACAACGACGCGCCTCTGAACTTGGACGGGTACAAACAGGCCAAGAAGCGGCCAGCCAATTCGGTGCAGGGCAAGGACTTGCGGCACTTAGAGCCGGTACTAGCATGGGTACAGAGCTTACTCGTTTGGGTGAGATCGAGCGTCAGACACAAATACAGAACGAGCAGTTGCGTGAAGGCGTAGGCCAAGCCGTACAGGCTGAAGGTCAGGCGGGACTTGATCTGGACTATGCTAACTTCCTTGAACAGCAGGGCTACACTCGTGAACAGATTGGTAATATGACGGGTATTTTATCCGGTATGCCTATTGCCGCAACAGGCACAACTTCAGGAACAAGCACTACACCTACACAACAACCCGGCGCGCTCCAACAAGCGGTTGGCGCAGGTTTAACTGGATTATCACTATATAAGGCTTACGGCTAATGCTTAATATGCTCGACACCCAAGACAAGCTAAAGAACTTTTCTGAAGCTCAACTGATAAAAGAAATGCAGATGCCTTCGGGTTCTGCCCCTCAGTTCATGGTATTGAGCGAGATCGAGCGTCGGAAGCGTATGCGATCAGATGTACAGCGACAAGAAGGATTGATGCAACCTACCGTTGCGCAAGATGCCGTATCTGCGGCGGGCGTGCCACAACAAGGTATTGCACAAGTTGCACAATCTATGGCTCCTAAAACAGACATGACACAGAATACAGGGGTGCCAAACGTACAAGCGGCAGGACTTCCTGCACAACCTAACCAGCCTCAACGTATGGCTGATGGTGGCATTATGCGTCTAGCTCCCGGTGGGTTTGTGTCAGGTGGTGATATGAGCGCTATTGCAAGATTAAAAGTAAGTAACCCAGCTTTATACGAACAGTACAAAGATAACCCAGAAGAACTTGCTCGGATTGCAGCGTCTTTATCCTCTAGTATGTTAACACAGCTTGGCGAGAGTGAGAGTCAAGGAAGTGGTGGATACAACGCACAGAACAATGAGGGTTTCGTTGGCAAGTATCAGTTTGGGGATGCTAGACTCACGGACTTCCGTGACGCGACAGGTCAAGATTTTACTATGGAGCAGTTTAAAGCTAATCCAGCACTACAAGAAGAAGTTGTTCAGTGGCATCAGAAAGATATTTCGGACTATGCAAACGACACAGGCTTGGATGCGTATAAGGGTCAAACGATTAACGGCGTGTTGATTAACGACGATAGCATCATGGCTATGGCTCATTTAGGCGGCAAAAGTGGTATGCGTCAGTTTATAGAGTCTGGCGGAGAGTATAACCCAGCGGATTCTAATGGCACAACTTTAAGAGATTATGGGATGAAGTTTGGAGGCTCGTCTGACGATGAAGTCGCACAAGCGATAATGGCACAAATGCCGAGTCAACCAGACTATAGTCCCGGTGCTATTACGACTACTGAGTTAGATAAATTTTATCCAACCGCCGATCCAAATTTTGTTCCTAAAGCATACCCCGGACAGCAGGTACAAGGAGGCATGGGCTTAGGTCAAATCTTAGACCCTAACGCTACTTCTATCTATGGTGGGTATGGCCGCGACCCAGAAAACCCCGGCCTTGGAGAAAGAATAATGAAGGGGCTTGGAGACTTTAGTACTCGTAATAGCGCCCGGATTGATGAGTATGTTGGAGGTATGAACGAAACCGCAAGAGATAAAATTGAAAAACGTGGCTACGAAGGAGCTCTTAGAGCCCGTGAAAATAGCCTTACTCAACCAGATTTCGAATACCCTAATGAGGTTGCTCGACTTATGGGCGGCACAGAATATCGCGATTTGGAAGAAAAAAGAAAAAATGAGCTTGAGCAAGCTAAACGAATAGCGGATGAAGACAAAGCTATGTCACAAGTAGGTATTGCGAGTGTCGTGCCTGTCAAAAAGACTCCGGTTGAAAAAGCCGATGACAAGCCATTTAAATCCACTGCAAGTAAACTAAATCAAGATCAGTGGTTGGCGCTAGCCCAAGCTGGCCTTACGTTAATGAGCACAGGTGACTTTGGTAAAGCAGGGCAAGCTGGCCTATCTGCATATAAAGACTTAACGTCGATTCAGCTAGCCAAAGCAAAAGCAGGTATGCGCAAACCTGTTACTGGGGCGTACCTTACAGATATGCGAAAGCAGCTAGAGGCGCTAGTAGCAGAACGTAGCATGCTTAGAGACCCCGAAAAATCGTCGATCTTTGGGTTTGGTGGGAAAATGGTCGATCCTGATAGAGTAGCTCGTGAAAGAATAAACGACCGAATAGAAGAGCTAGAAAAGGCTATAAATCAGGCATACCGTAGTGCTAACATTAACGTTAATCCTACAGGTAGTAAAAACTCCGCATACGATGTACGCTAATTAACTAAATAGGCTAAATAAATGGGTATTTTCCAATACGTAGACTCCCAAACGGGTAAAGGTTACGACTTTACTATATCCGGAGAAAATCCTTCAGACGTAGAGTTTGCTAAAATAGCACAGATTCTTCAGCAGGATAGAGAAGAAGACCTTAAAGCATACAAAGATAGATACGGCGAAGACTTATACGTAGACGATGGCACTGCGTTAGGTCGCGGCGGTGCTCGCGGTTTTCAGCAAGTTAAAGAAGCTGTTGGTGAGACTATCGGCACTATCGGAGAGCAGACTGGGCTTGGGTTTCTTGAGAACTACGGTACCGGTGTAGAAGAACGTGCTGGTCAACAACTTGGGCGCTTATCTCTTGAACAGCCTAAACGATTACAGTCTACTGACGTTGATAGTATTGGATCGGCGTTGACCTACGCAGGTGAAGTTGTAGGTGAGCAAGGTACACAGCTAGGTCTTGGTCTTGGTGCGGCGGCGTTAGGTACGCTAGCGGCTCCTTTAGCGGCTCCTGTTTTGGGTGCAGCTGCACCGTTTGTTGTTGGTGCTACAGCTGCTGGCCTTGCGACTGCGCCGATCCTGTTTGGTAACAACATCCAACGTCAAGAAGATGAAGTCGCTAGCGGTACAAAAGATAGAGTCGATGTAGGCGATGCGCTGACCGCTACTTTCGGCCAAGCGGCACTTGAAGGTGTTGCAGACAAGTTATTACTAGGTGGGTTTAAACTACTAAAACCGGTTGGTTCTACAAAAGAAGGCTGGAAAGGCGTACTCACACGTACAGGTTCTCGTGCTACAGGCGGTGCTGCTACTGAAAGTTTGACCGAAGTCGGGCAGCAAATGCTAGAACGCGCACAAGCTGGGCTACCTATTGATAGCGACGATGCCATTGTAGAGTATCGTGAAGCCGCTATTGCAGGTGGTCTAATCGGTGGTGGTACACGAGCTACACTTGGTGCGTTTGGAGAGGGCAGAAGCACAGTCCCTACTCCTACAGTGACACCCGTCACTAAAGAAATGCTTGATAATGCAGGTGTGTTTCCTCGAGCATCAATACGTCAAAAAATAATTGGCGAAGATATTAACGACAAAGATGTACAAGCACTCTTGCAGAACTACGCAAAAAATTCGATAATCCGTAATAAAGTACCCGACATAGAAGCTAGAATAGAGGCTCTAATTAATGGAGAAGTGCCACAACCTAAACCCAAAGGAACTGGAGCAAGCGTTTCAGGTGGTTCAGAAAGCGTGGCAAACGACAGAGTTGAACCAGATACAAGTGGAAATCCCGACGAATCTACAACACCTGACCCCAATGCACTGGGAGCAGATTTGCCAGATGTTAATGAGTCTGGAGGACCAGCGGGACCAGAGTTCAATACACTAGATAAGTTTTTATCAGCTAGTACGGATTCTTTTGACAGGATTAGGTATGCACTTAGCTCAGATGATGAGTACGCCGCTGGTGAAATAAAAGCGGCTATTATGGAAGCTGAGGGTAAAGAATATAACTTTGAAACCGCTAATAAAGTTGAGATAGCCGACGTTCGTAAAGGTATATACGATAAAACACAGGAATTTTTAAAAGACCAACCTGACGAAATGACTGTATACCGGATAGGTACAACTCCAAAAGGAGAAGTTAAGTCTTTTACAACAAACCCTGAATTTGGCAAAACTTTTTCTACTCAACTACCTTGGGTAGACGGTGAAGGTGATTTACAAGCCTTTAAAGTTAAAAAGGCAGACATACTAGGATCGCCAGATATAACGGCACGAGGCCCAATCGGGGAAAACGAAGTACTTATAAACGTAGATAATGTAACATCTACGACAATCCCAAAAACCGAAGACGTTACCGCAGCATCGAACACTAAAGTACGTACTAACCCGAAAACGCTTGAACCTATCGGTGAACCGTTCGAAGCAGGCGACGAACAAGTGGTAGAAGAGGTTACAGCACTTGCACCAATACCTCCCAATGAAATTCAAGGGGAAGCAGTACCACAAGAGCAACTACAAGCCACTGAAGATACTCGCAACCAAGAAGCTCAGGCTAAACTTGACGCCTTATTCGAAGACGGACGCCGTTCAGAAGGATCACAAGAGTATCACGATACGCAGATAGACGCACAAGCTGCCCCTGAAGTCACTACCGCAGTGGATAAAGAAGGTATTATTGAACTCCTCACTACTTCGGACGCCGCCCTTAAAGGGAACAAACCAGCTGAAAAAGCTAAGTTATTTTTTAAACGATTCCGTAGACCTGTTGATGCCTTAGCTGAAATTGGTTCGCAAGCGTCTATTGGGGCTACGCAGACTATTAAGAAGGACTATACTCCTGCACAGTTTGCTTTCTATAACGGTATAACACAGCCTGCAGCTATGGAAGCACGTCGTTGGGTTCACGAGAACATGTCTGACAGTGCTATACAAGAGATGATACGTGCTCGCCGTATGGCTAACCGTGATACTTCTAAGTTTAACCCATCTGATGCCTATATAGGCGTAGTCAATGCCGCTAAGTCAATACAGAAGAGTATAGATAAAACGTTTAAAAAACAGCAAAACAAAGATGCGAAAGAAATCGCAGTGGCGGAACGTTTAAAAGTTGCAAACGAACGGATAAACAAAACTCTTGAACTAGACAGTTCTATGGCTAACGACATTAAAACAACGACATTGAAGTCAGGTGAGGAGCTGTTCCGCGTAACTACACCGGTTAGAGGTCGTACCGCGTTCGAATCATACCTTATCGGCACAGGTCTTCAGCTTCGAGAAAACAATAAAGTATCTACTGCCCTACCGCAAACTACAAGAATAGTGTACGACCCTGAAGCTAAATCAGTTATATCAGGCGAGGAAATTATGGGTCTGTATGACGGCTACGCACACTCACGAGATTTGGGCTTCTTACTCACTGATCCTGTGCATGGTTTAGATCAGGCATTATTACCTAGTATACAGAACGCACTGCAAAGAGGTGACTTACAATTTGCCCTTAATGCAATAGCCGCTACAAACCCAGTAGAGCGTGTCCGTCAGATTGCAGGTAAGTTGGCCGAAACTGTTGGTACTACACAAGTTCAAGTAGTTGGCGATCTATCTACAATGGTAGGGCGCAAAGCGGCTGGTATGTTCCGTCCCGCAACGAACACAGTATTTATCGACGCTAACAATGGTATGAACGTGCATACTGTTCTACACGAGATGGCTCACGCGGTCACTTCAGCATCTTTAGCTAACCCTAATTTACCAGAAGTTAAGCAGTTGCAAGCGCTTCTTGAAGCGGCGAGAGAGCAACTTGGCGATGTGTATGGTACGAAAAACTTAGACGAGTTTGTTGCAGAAGCGTTCGGTAATCCTGAGTTCCAAAGAGCTCTAGCTCTTATGAGTGTGGACGGCGGTAAAATGGCAGGCTGGAAGAAGTTTGCAAATGCAGTCATGCGCGCTTTCCGCAAGATGCTAGGGTTTAAGCCGAAACCTCCGGAATCACCGCTCGACGATATAGACCGTTTAGTTATGGGACTGCTTACTCCGGCACCGGATACACGAGCAGTGCCCGATATGTTGTTGCTGGGGCGCACTGTAAAAGGTGCAACCGAGTTGTTACGTAAGCACGTTACAGCAGTGCCGTTGGGGGACAAAAATCGTTACGAACAAGCAAGAGACTTTATTAGCGAAAACACTCCTCGTAAACTAAAACAGTTTGTACTTGCTGTGCAGCCTGTAAACAACTTGGCACGGCTAGCCAAAGACAAAATTCCTTTTGCTAATGAACTAAACGTATTAATAGACCAAACGTCTGGCGCATTGCGGAAAGCTTTCGAGCCTGTGGACGTGCTATACAACGATTACAGAGCCTACCGCAAAGCAAACCCCGAAGGGTACAACAGGATGCAGGCACTGATGAACCGTGCTACGCAAGACGAAGTTGATCCTGCTCGCCCACAAAGTACCTACGATAAGTACTGGTTATCATACTACGACATGGTGACTGAAAGAACGGTTATGAAATCTTTTGTTGACGTTAAAAAGCGAAATGCAGAGGTCAAAAAACTAAACGACGACTTAGAGCAAAAGTTCGGCGGTCAAGATATGCCGAGGTCAAAAGCTAAAAAAGCAGGTGAACCGTCTGACGAAAAGAAAGCGATATGGAAAACCTTAAATGACGAATACAAGTTACTCGGCAAGCAAGGGCAAGACCTGTATAACATAACCCGTGACATGGGCGAGGCCGCGCAAGATCGTATTATGCCTGCTATTAAAGCACGTATTGCTTCTTTGGGTATAGATGCAGAAGCTCAAAAAACTGCGTTTGAAAAACTATCTGATTTACTACACGCTCAAGGTGGTGTTATCCGCCCTTACTTTAAACTAGGTCGTGATGGAGATTTTAGATTATCATACAATGCCCCTGACCCACTTAGAAATGGTGGTATAGAAGTGTTTACTGAGTACTACACATCTGAAAAAGATATGATGCAGGCACGGGAAAACGTCGTTAAATACTTACGAAGTATCGGGCGTGATGACGATGTTGGTAAGATTGAAATTGGTAAGCGAGACGCACAGCGCGACTATAGTGGAGCTCCAAAATCTTCGTTCGTATTCTCAGTGCTAGACGCTCTACAGAAAGCAGGGGTGGATCAACAAGCTATAGATAGGATTATTGATCTGTCGTTAGATGCGATACCAGAACGCTCGTTTATGCAGTCATTCCGTAGTCGTAAAGAACGTGAAACTGGAGGCCGAGGTATTCTAGGTGCATTGGGTGATGTTACTCCATCTGGTATGCCGGGAATGGAAGTTGACCCTGCAGAAAGATTTCGTGACAACTTCCGAGGTATCGAAAAACAGCTTGTGCAGTTAGAATATGGCGCAAAAATACAAGCTTTCCGAAACAAACTTCAAGAGGGGGATTATCTCACTAACCTCGACACTATGGATATAGCGAAGAAGCTGGATCAAATTGCAGAGTTTGCTCAATCTCCATCAATGGCACGGTGGTCACAAATCGCTACTTCTATGGGTTTCGGTTGGACGATGGGGGGTAACATATCATCTGCCTTTAACGTGATGTTTGATATACCTATGGCGGTACACCCTTATCTAGCTGGGGAGTATGGTGGGGGGAAAGCTACATCAGCTATATCTCGAGCAACGAAGCTTTTCATGGGGTCTCCATCTACAAAGATGATTACTGTTATGGGTGCAGACGGTAAACCAGAAATACGAGAAGTACAGCTCGGTAAGCATAATAAAGGGTTTGATAACTATAACTTTGATGACCCGAACACACCTGAAGATATTTTAAGATACAAGACATTGGTTGAGAAAGCCGGTGCTAGGGGTATGTTTAATCAAAGTATAGACCAAGAGCATGTGGACTTAACTAACCGCAAAGATGTGTTAGCGAAGATGAATCAAGTAAGTGGGTTCCTTGTGCACCACGGAGAGCGTTTTGGACGACAAATATCATTAATGGCTGCATATGACTTGGAGTTAAACAATCGTACTAATGGGGGTAAAGAGCCAGCGAGCCAAGCTGATTACGATGCGGCGGCGCAAAAAGCTATGGAGGCTACAGAATTGACGTTAGGTTCTACGGCTTCTGCAGGTCGTCCGGTGTGGGCACAGAAGCCCGTAGGTAACGTAGCCTTCTTGTTTAAACGATTCGCGGTGTCTCGATATTACTTTATGGCACACTTAGTAGACCAAGCACTAGCCGAAGCAGACCCAGACATCCGTAAGATTGCACGGAAGCAACTTGCGTACTTTATGGTAACTACTGGGTCATTGGCCGGTGTCGCTGGGCTACCTTTGATGGGTGCAGCTGCCGCAATCTACGATATGTTTGCTGATGATGACGAAGATGACTTCGAAGCTATGATGCGTAAATTATTACCCGGTACGTTGTATGACGGGTTAGCCAACGAACTACTAGGCGTGGATATTGCTAGTCGTGTGTCTATGAACAGCTTGTTGTATCGCCAGCCGTTTATCGACAAAGACCAGAGCAGGTTCTACACACTTATAGAACAGCTGGGCGGTCCTGTTGTTGGTGTAGGTTTGAGTGTTGAGCGGGGGTATGATCTTCTACAAGAAGGTGAGGTTCAACGTGGGCTTGAGGCTATGGCACCTGCCGCTATGCGCAACATAAGTAAGTTCCAAAGGTTCTCTACTGAAGGGGCGAACACGATGCGAGGCAACCCAATCGTAGACGATATAAACCCATACAACTCGTTTATGCAGTTGTTAGGCTTCGCGCCCGCAGACTATGTAGAAAATTTAAAGATCAACAGCAGTGAGCGGCGTAGACAAAACGTTGTGGACAAAAGACGCCGTAAGTTAATGCGACTGCACAACATGGCTAAGACCGAAGGCGATAGAGAAGAAATTCGTGAGGTGCGTAAAAAGATACGAGAGTTCAATCAATCTTTACCTGCAGAATATCGGGGTGATGCGATTGATGATCCAGCGTTAGAAAGTTCTTATAAAGGGTTCCTCACAACAACCGGTAAAATGGTTAACGGTATCGTGTACACAGACGCCATGCGTAAGAGCTTCGAAGAGTACGAATAAAAAAGCCCCCGCCGAAGCGAGGGCAAGTAGGTTGAGAACAACATTCACAGGCGAACGTCGTGTGAGTATTGTTACACAGTACGCCACGTACGTAAACCTAATTTACCGTTTTCTATGCAGGTTTGCGTATCCAACTTCCATTCTTTACGTTTTGCGATCTTGTTTAGTTGCTCTTTACCCTTCTCGGTGTTGACACAAGGCACAAATATGGATGCCCCCACACTCATGTCTTCCCAGTCAACAGTGATCCGTAACCCATCAGGGTTTAAATCGTCAACCTTCAATACCTTCTGATCCATCACTATCTTGCTCCATCTCTGCAAACTCCATCTCTAGTACCCAATCTGGCGGTAGGTTAAAGTCAGTGCCTTTAGTAAGGCGTTTCTTGATACGCTTTGCGCCTAACTTATTCTTTAAGTCGTCTACAATGCCTTGGTAGTTTATCTGCTGATCTACACACCACTCTCGGAACGGCTTCAATCTTAGGAACAACAGCTTAGTGTCTGGCTCGTACCGTGCAACCAAATGGCCTTTAGGCGATGCACCGACAGGTACAAGTTGATCTAGGCCATTCTCGTTCTTGCCACGAAGGTCTTCAGTGCTTTCGATCTTGAGCATGTTGTTGAAGTTTTCTGACAAGTAGTTGTTGAGTGTTTGCACAACAGATGAACCTGTATCGCTGACGTAGCTGTTACGAGAAAGCAATTCACCCACAACCCACTTATACACAGCACCGACATCGTAATTAACGAGGCCCAACTTATTAGCGATGATAAGACCTGCAATAATAACCGCGTTCCCATTAGACCAGAACCTATGCTCCGTGCTAAGTCCAGCCGCTCTGTCCAGACGTGTACGCACAGACTCAACAATACGGCGTACTTCTTCTTTGTTGTTTATAACCCATTGTATATACTCTATGCCTACATGCCCGTAGTTATTCTTGAAGTCGTTTATAAGGTAGGCTGTGGCAGTGTTGTCTCCCTTAGTGAAGTTCATCTTTTTAACACGTATCTCAAACATCCGATACATCTCTGCTTTCGGAGATGCTTTGTGACGACCCAGTACTTCCCATGCACTCGTGTTGCCTGAGCTTAACGCGAGCAGTTGCCAAGGTTTACCCCGCGCCCGTTCCGTGTTGCCGTTCATAGACATGCGGTTTTTCTGCCGACCACCAGACACCTGATAAACGTAGTCAGACATCTGTTCACCATTTACGTTAGTCATCTCGTCTGACACTAAGGGTATGTTGTGCATCACCTCACCACGTAGCATACGAGAGTTATGTGTATCCTCTGGCTTGTTCATCAGATCGTCAGGGCTTCCCCATATACCGATCGCCGCCATCTGTGCAGTAGTTTTACCTACGCCCGAACCGCCATATAGGTGGATCGACATGCTGTTTAGACCTGTCAAGGCCATGAGAGGTGAGCCGAAACCAACGCCGACCACGTATTGATGCAGTTCGTAGTTTGGTTTGTTGTAGAACTCTAACAGTTCAAGGTTCTTTTCCCGAGTGCCTTTAGCCTCAAACGAATCCATTAGCCCTGCTGTACTAGAGGAAGACGGATTAAAGTCAGTCCCTGTCGCAGTAACTAGTTTGTCACCTAATACGAACGCTTCCATATTGTCGTCTGCCCAACCGAACTGTCGGTGCGCCTCGTCTGCTACAGTTGTACGCTGTAGCTCGTCAACCCATTTTGTTGTGTATGCCATAAGTTTATCTGTGCCTTTTCCAAATGCAGTTACGCCTTCTTTCGCCATGCACTTACGGAACTCCTCACGGGAAGTTATACTCGTAAGGGGCACGTTAAACTGGCGCACACCGTCTCGTGGTAAATGTAAGCGAAACACTAGCGTCTCACCTAGCTCGATGTCATGTAGACGCCGAGTAATATAAATGTCGTGATGGTATATAACCTCTTCTTCTACGTCCCCGTCAGCATTGCTACTGCGTAAGAATACGCCACCCGCCGCTCCACGGAAGTAAGGCTTAGGATATTCTGGTATCTCAAAATCTTCGGACTTCTTTACACCGGCCTTCAGAATCGGTGCTGATACTACCACTTCGCCTTCGGACTCCCGAATACGTTTGCCTAATACAATCGGCGACTTGATCTCATTCCATAAAGGGCAGTTCTGACATGTACCTTCGTTAAGGTCGTTAAAACTTGCACAGGTGTATGGGCCTTTGATCTCTTCCATCTTCTTGCGCATATCTGCTTCATTATACTCAGGATGTTTTTCTGATATCTTTACTGCGGCCATGTCTCCATCACTGCAGAACTTCGCAATAGATAGACCCGCTCTCCACATAGGTTCGCTCACCTCTGCTTGGTTCATAGCAATGTACTTTAACTGCTCGCATCCTCGACCTTCGACAGTCTTCTTAATGATCGTCTTAAAAACATTCTCGCTGTTCTCGGCGTAGGCTTCGTACAGCGCGTCAGTACCCAGATCAATCTTTATAACTGGCTTCGCTAGGACACCTAGCTTGGATGTAAAATCTTCTAGCGCAATAGGTTCTGGCATAGATACACCAAGGAACTCTACTGGTAGGGGCGGCTCTTCTTTATAGTTCTTTGAGTTTGGCATGCGTAGTATACGTACCACGTCAGCAGTGACTGCAGGGTCAGCAAGTAATCCGTTCTCAGAACAGCATCGTTTTAGTCTGTCGGCTTCTACAAGCCATTGCTCCGCCGAAACTGCTTCGGTAAGAGGCCAATATACATGCACGCCTCGACCACTGTTAATCATTAAGGGTTTAGGTAGCGACAGCTTCTTACAGAAATCACGTACTGCAGATACTGCGGCTTCTTTGGTAGGGTATTCGTATGTTGGTCCACAATCCAAGTCGAGGAAGAAAGACTTCAACTCGTGTGCGTTCGTGCCTTTGCGTCCCGCATCTTTGGTTGGTTCTTTAAACGTGCTTAAAGCAAAATAGGTGTTCAATCCGTCTGCTATAAACTTACGTGTAGCTCTTTCTGTGTCTTCAATAGTATCGTAAAACTTTTGTATACGTACATCACCTTTAGCGGCGAACACGCAATAGTGTCCTGACTCGCTAAGTAATCCTTTTAAAAAATCTAAATTATTCATTGCTACTGCTCCAAAAATATGTTGCGGCGGGCTCTCGAAAGGGTAACAAACCCGCCGCAACTGCCTATCGTTAAACTAGGTGACTGACCCCTCAGTCGTCCCAGTTATCTACGATAGACGCAAGATCAGCCTCGTTAGCAGAGGGAGCAACTACCTCTTTTTTCTTGGCGACCTTTACTGGTTCGGGCATTTCATCCACTTCAACAGGAGCAGAAGCAGTCACATCCCCGAATATTACAGATGGATCATCTTCATCAAGAGAAAAACCTTCTTGCGCATCAAACGGAGAATGTTGTTTCTTATCCGCCAATGTTATAACTTGCACAGCTTTTAGCCGTAAAGACACACCATGAGTAGACATACTGTACGGTACAAGCGTTACTCCCATGTTCACGATACTACCGTGTGTGAGTTCAAAGTCAGAAGGTAGTCTTCTATTCTTTGCGTCAACCTGTAGAGGCTTTTCGGTAATCACACCGGAATACTGACCCTTTAATTGAGCAGAGCCAATATACTTACCATCTGCGTCTTTTTCAAACACTTCAGTAGGCTTTGGCATTTCAGGCCAGTTTGGGTCTGCCGCTTCCTTGTATGCGACTACCATAGCCGTATACAATTCTTTCGCTTGTGCATCATTCATACGAAACTTTGTCTCGTACTTTGCGTTCTCTTCGGTAGGGCCACAAGGCACTGTCTTCCCTTTAGGGGGAACACTCCTATCAAACCTGTATGTTTGATTGAGACGTGGGTAATGGGCTTCGACGCCCTTAATTAGTTGTAGTTGTTTGGCTACTGCCATAAGTCTTCTCCTTTGTTATATTCAAAACCGCTTACTTCTGTAAACGGAGAGCTATCCCTTGCGGTTTCTAGTTGAACCGACATGGTCTGTAACGTAGCTGTACTTGCCGCACGGCTACTTTTTTGTTCAATCGCCTTATTAAGTTCTTGTTCGTTAAGCGCACGTACAGCTTTAAAAAACAGTTTAGGTGTCTCAGACTTTTCGTCAAAACGTACCCGTGTAACCACCGATATTGACGAAGTTTTGTGCTTGTGTAAGTACTTAGCGTAACCCTGCATAGACATATCACCTTTCTGGTCTTTACCAAAAATAGATGTAGCGGGAATACGCATCTGATAAACTGTATCCATATGACCTTCTAATACAACAGCTAGACGTTGCGAATACCTACAAGCTCGGCCTCCACCGATACTTGAACCTTTAATGTTTTGTCGGCAGTCCATACAGCGGTTAGCTTGCTTTTGGCCTGTCGGAACATCTTTGGATGGTATCTGCGTGTCTGGCGACCAACATGTCGGGGCAGATGGGTTTGCTGGATCGTACGCACCTTCATAGTAAGTGCGAGCCAACTTTGCGGCGTTCACTATAATTAAATCTAATGGGCCATCACTTACGCTGACGTGCTCGCCGTCAATGGATTGGTGGAAACGTCCACCACGGAGACTAATCCGATTGGGATTATCACCACTCCCGAAAGTTGATTGGCCTACCATCAACTATTCTCCTTTCGTTTTTGAGGCTTCTTTGTGAGCCTTATTGGTTTTAGAAGCTAATGCCGCTTCCACTTCATCGAGCCGAAACCGGTAGATATCGCCTACCTTTATGTAACTACTCGCAGGGATTTCACCTGTGTACACCCACTTGCGAATTGTAGATAGGGACACTTGGAAGTAGTCCACTACAGTATTTATATTCACATATGGCGATTCAATATCACTCATTTTTTCCTCACAGAGATTGCGTACTCAGAATCCACATTAAGACCTGCCGGAACTAGGTCAGGGTTTTCCTCAATGAACTGACGTACATGGGTTTGATTTAAACGCTTCTCGAAAAACTCAGGGAGCTCATTTTCCATAATAAACTTGTGCATGGATTCCCAGTCGCTTGTCCAATACCGTTGCTTGACAGTGCGGTAGAACAGACCCGAAGCAGTGCGTACACTATCAACTTCGTGTTCTTTGCAATATCCCAACAAAGCAAGTTTTACCTTGTCTTGCTGTTCACGGAGCTTACTCTCTTCCTCTTTATATTTGGAAGTTAGCTCCGAACGTTTGTCGCGTATCTTAGTGTACGCCTTAACTAACTTGTCTACTGACACAGCCATATTGTTCTCCGTTTTATACTTGTGTTACCGTCATATACTACTGTATGGTAGTTAGTCAAGTATTTCTTTATATAAATCTATCATTGCAGTGTGTATGTTTATACGCTCGTCTAGCATGCGGTAAATACGTTTTTCCGCGGCAGACCCTGCCAACTGAATTACAGTACACTTATGCACCTGACCTGCACGATGAATACGTGCGTTAGCCTGTAGGTAAGTCTCCAAAGAAGAAGTTGGCCCCCACCATACTATTGTGTTCGCCGCAGTCAAGGTCACACCGTGCGCGGCAGACTGTGGCTGAACCACTAGCACCTTCGGGTCAGATGTCGTCTGGAACCTATCGAATATAGCCGTTCGGTTAGCCGCAGAGACATCTCCTCGTATAACCTCACACGTAACGCCGTCATTCCGTAGCTTCTGCACGACCATATCTATAGTATGTCGGAACGGCACGAACACAATTAGTTTTTGACTACTCTCGTCAATGGTTTCCCTTAACGCTTGGTATCGACTTTTGATGTCAAACTCTATCGAATCTCCATCGTCAGTATATACTGCCCCTGCGCTAATCTGCAGTAGCTTGTTCATATTGATCGCGGCGTTAGCCGAAGTCACGGACTCTCCTGCTACCTGCATCAGCATTTGTTTGCGCAGTGTTTCGTAGTACTTCTTCTGTTGTGGGGTCATTTCGACGAAGCGTTTGGTGTAGACCATGTCTGGCAGGTCAAGGCACTCGTCTTTGGTAAACCTAATCGCGGGTTGCAGTACTTGAAACACTGTATCCTTAGATGTCTCTTTCGGTTTGTAGGTAAACTGCGTAATCTTGTGCATAACCATATCTCTCCATGCACCAAAGAACCTCGGTACTGAAAGAGGGTTCACAAGTTTAGCTAGGCCGTAGGCATCAACTGGACTTTGTGCGGCGGGTGTACCTGTCATCATCCATAACCAATCGTCTTCCTTGATTAGTTTGTTTAGTGTCTTCCACCGTTTTGTCTGTGCGTTCTTGTAGTGTGTAGCCTCGTCAACGATGAACAGATCAAATCCACCTGCCGCAATCTCGTCTCTAACAACTTCAACACCATCGTAGTTTATGATTACGAACTCAGCACCGCTGTTTATTATTTTCTTGCGTTTCTGTTTGCTCCCGTGCGCTACATCTACTGTGCGGTGCATAGCAAAAGAGAATAAATCGTTGCGCCATGCGCTGTCCATAATCGACAAAGGGCATACAACAAGCACGCGTTTAACTTTGCCTTGGGTCATAAGATAGTCTGCCGCCCATATGGCTGATGCAGTTTTACCTGTACCCTGCTCGTTAAAGCAAAAGGATTTCTTGTTCAGTGTCATAAAAGACGCGGTGTCTTTCTGGTGGTCGAATGGCGTGTATTGCCCCGGCCAACTGTACCGTTTTGTAATCGGTGATGGTACATTTATATTTAACGAACGCAGGGATAGAACTTCATCTAACCCCCACTTTACGACGACCTTGTTCATAGGTAGCTCCCTGCTGTTGGGGATAGCTGTTGTTATTTGCTTTGGGTTACGTACCCGTAGCATTATTGCTTTATCCCTCAAAATTTCCATGTTGTTCTCCGTAGTAGTGAGTCACTACCTTTTTTTCTTGGGGCTGCTCATAGCACCACCCGCGGCTCGATTTTTCTTACGGCTCTGGACTTTGTACCCGTCCTTGTTTGTGCCGCCTTTACTTAGTGCCTTCTTGTGAGCGATATCTTTACCTTCTCTCTTGTCGGCTTTGCCGTTCTTATTGGCATCTTTACCTTTCTTATCCATCGCACGTCTGGCGCGTTGTCGCTCCATACGAGCTTCGTGTTCTCCTCTTGCTTTCTGCTGTTGATATTCTTTTTTATATGGGCGGGGTTTATTTACATAGGGCATCGGCTCTACCTTTCGCTACTCGGGCGGTTTGTCTGCTAGATATATTGTGTATTATACCTAACTCCTGTTGTTTTGCACGTATCTTTGCGTGTGTGTGACCCGCTTGCGCTACTAGGTCCATATAGAAATGGACTGTGTTAGCGTCTTCACACCTATCTTTTTTCTTTAGTCGTTTTCGTATCTTAGCTAAATCGTCTAACCGCGTAAGTTTAAACTTTTTAGATATAGGTATATCCCGCATAGCGTTTGAAACTGCAGGGGTAGCTGTTTTAATTGCGTTTGTAATATCTACCAACTTCACTACTAACTTCAGAACTCTAGGATCGTAAGCAACCTGCTCTCCACAATTACGTTGGTTTGCCACAATAGCCGCCAACTTGTTTACAGGAGTATTGCAGAAATAAAAATGATCCCAATCAACCACCATTAGTTTGCTCCATTATGGGGACACTCAACTACTTGACAGTGTCGTTTACACAGACCAGATGGCTTTGGATTCCAAACATCCACCTCGAACGCTTTCTCCATCTTAGCATAGTTTGCTAACCATTTCCCCCATAGAAGTTGCTGTAAGTCTATTTCGTACTCAGCTTTTACAAGGCTCTTGGCGATAACGAATAACAGCCCTGCCTTTAGATTGGTAACTTCTGGGTAATGTTTAAAGATTGTCAACGCCATCAACTCCAACTGACCTTTGTCAGCATACTTCGCCGATCTGCCTGTCTTGTAGTCAATGATCCAACCCACCCCAGTTTCTTTGTCTATGATCGCAAGATCAACAATGCCTCGAAACCATACATCTTTTGCAAAGAAACTGCAGGGTTCTAGATCGGCAGTCAAGCCTAACTTCTGCTCTACTATCTTCTTGCCTTCTTTGTCGTTAAGGGAATCCAACGTAGGTTTTATAAAGTCGAACTTGGCGGGTACAGGAGTACCTTTACCTATGTAATCCTCACATGCCTTGTGGAACTCAGTGCCGTAGCGCATAGCCTCAGTTTCTCTGAACGGATACTGCTTGAGTACCTTCTCATGGTAGAACTGTTTGGGGCATTGCTCAAATGCTTTGATCCGACTAAACGACCACGGCGCGGCTTTACTCATTGGACAATATGTTCCTCTGCTACACCCTCTTCTTTTAGCATGTCGGCTACCATCTTCGCGCCTAGATTATAACCCATATAAATACCCTGCGAGAACACCGAATACGCAACCTTTGCGAACTCGTCGCGCCCTATCGTAGCATAATCCTCCGGCGCATTTTTCTGTATCCCGTCCAAAGCGAGCGTAAATTGCTCCATGCACAGCGCGTCAAATTGTTCTTCCGTCATTTCCAGTCTCCTATTTAAATGGACATTTGTTTAGTTCGTCGGCTTTACTCATTCCTGCACTTCCTCGACTACATGTAAGAACTTTATACTTGGTGCGTCTTTACGTAGGGCATGATAATCCAACTGTACCTTTGCTGAATTTATCATCTTACCTGCTAGATTTGCCATTTCAGAAGCGTCTTTGGAATCCATCGTCCCATCTGAAAGCCCTTTAAAGGCTTTAGCAAGAGCGTCCCTTACTTCTACAACATTTTTCATACGTTATTCTCCTTTATAAATCTTTTTATTCTTATAACTTCTCGTTGAACGTCAACTATTTCTTGAGGGAACTCTGACAGTTTTAACTTGGATCGCATAGCTAAGAGGTTGCGTATATACTTATCTTCCAGACCATCACTGCTACGTTTGGATGTTTGTTTCGTCCGTATGTTACTGCAAGACTTACAACTTGCAGCAATCCCCTTAGCTTCTTTTTTGTCTTTGTGGAAATTACCGTATGCTTTATATTCAGAACACGTAGGGCAACGCTTATGTTCAACTCCTGCGATTAATTTGAATACAAGGGTCAAGTCTTTAGGACGCTCCACACCATGAACCCTAAAATAATCTCGTTCTCTACGGCATGCTTTACAAAGATTGGTAGCTCCGTCGGGTCTACCCGCATCTTTTGCCATCTGGCTTAGAGGTTTATGTTCTGAACATGTGCGGCACTTTCTAGTCTTCATTCACAATCTCCGTACGACTTGCCAGTACCACTTTCGCAATCGACAGGTAGGCCCTCTGCCCAGTCTGGTGTCCATCTCATACATCTCTCCACGTATGCTTGTGCTTCGGCGACCTCCTCGTCGGGTACACAACATGCAATCGAGTCGTGTACAGTAAGCACTACTTTATATTTCTTATTAATTAGTAGCATCTGCTCGCCTATTATGCAACGTGCTATAGCCTGACACACGTTCTCGATAACCTTACCACCATATATCCGTGTTCGGCCTCGACGTATTTTGTATGTATACTCGAACCCTTTCTCAGATTGCTCCCCATGTAACTCAGGGTAAAATATCTTTAATCCGTTAGGTATTATAAGGGCTTGGTTCTCAGGGTCTACTCCAATGATACCCTTCTTTCCGAACTGCACAGCGCGATTGTTTGCCAACTGCTTGACCATATAGTTAGCGTCTTTCCACACCTTACTAATCTTGAAGTTAGCCTCTCGGTATATATTGATAACGCGCCTCGCCTCGTCCAACTCGATGTCGAACCCGTATTGTTTTAGTTGCGCTTGGAACTTCTCTGCTCCCATGCCGTAGCCCGCACCTAGAATTGTAGTCTTACCCACAAACCGCTGATCTTTAGTTACGTTCTCTACAGCCACGTTGTAGATGCTAGACGCCATGTACTTATACACGTCCTCACCTTTGGAGAACTGGTCTACTAGATCATTCTGTCCCGCAAACCACGCAAGTACCCGTGCCTCGATTTGGGAAGAGTCGGCTTCGACAACTGTGTGTCCTTCTGGTGCAATGATAGCCCTCTTTAACTTCTTACCATTTGGCCCACGGCTCGGTAGGTTTTGTAAGTTAATCTTATCCGCTCCACCCCATCTACCAGTGTGCGCCGCGTAGTACCTAATCGGTACGGGTAAACGCCCACGTTTAGAGATACCTATAAACCTCTGCGTGCGTGTTTCCTCAAGAGTAGATTTATTTCCAAGGCGCGCCGCTACTAGAGATTGCACACGATCATCCTCATGCTCCTGTAATATCTTGAAGTTCTCGTCACTCTTAGCAAAGGCATACGTCTCCTTGCCTGTTGTCAGACTGATCTTCATAGGTGGCTCGACGTTGAGATCACGTAGCATGTCGGCAAACTTTAAGTTAGACATCAAGTCTTTCTTATCTGTCACCCCTGCATCGCGCAGTAGTTTATCCTTACGATCTTGCGTGTCCTCTAAGTGCTGTTCCAACAACCCAAGGTCTAGGTCAAGTATCGGGTCAATAAACATACGCAGTGTAACGTCGATCAACTTTAACTCAGTGCGCGGAAAGTTAGCTCCCATAATCTTAAACAGTTTATATGTTAGCTCGACATCCTGTATGCAATACTCGCCGTACTTCTTAGCTTCTTCTGCAGTGAAATCGGCGGGGCGTTTACCCTTGGCATTGTTTACCTCGAAACCTTTTTCGCCGATACCATAGCGTTCAGATAACGCTCGCAGTGATGCACCTGCATCCACCCCGTGTAAACCTCTACCCATGCACATAGTGTCGAACCAAACCTTCGGCTTCACACCATATCTCCAACTCAGTATAGCTCCATCGAACATAGTGTTCTGTGCTAGGATAGCGCTCTCAGAGAAGTCTATGTATGATAGTAGACGTTCGATTACCCGGTGGTCGTTAAAGTACTGTGTAGTTTTATCATTCTTTTTTATAGCAAGGCCGATTACTTCGAAGCGCGAGTCGCGCACATAATCTTCTGTCGTCATCTTGGATAGCGAATATTCCTGATCGTAGTAGGTCTCAAAGTCCAGAGTATAAACGTCCATTGCTTTTCCAGTCATACCCGATCGTCCTCGCCTAAGCCGCGTCGCTGATAAGCTATAAGAAAGCTAAGACAGCATGCGGCGTGAGCTAAATGTGAGAACCCTGTTTCGGGGTCATTATCTTCGCCTCTCCACCAAGCCCACATGTGACGCATCATAGCACTAAAGTATCTACTCCAAGATGCACCTTGCGCCCAGTTGTGTGCGCTGTATTTCTGTGCGCCGAACGTAAGTACTTTCGCTGTTTCTTCCAACAACTCTGGTGGTAATAAGTCGTACCTAGTTTTAGCATCGTCAGCCTTTACAAACTTGGTGGGTACTTCTTCTCTCCAGTTGGGTGACGATATAGTTTCTAGCATCTTATCTACATAGCCCACGCTCGTACTCGTTGCCTCAGCTACTTGGCTAGAACTTGCCTTGCGGTTGGCAAGTAGATACTTCCACACACGTTCTTCTTTCTTGGTCATATGATGTATCCTTCTTTACGCCTGTTGCTCACAAACTTAGTTAAGTCTGCCTTGGCGTAATCGTAACGATCTCGTGCAGATGGTGATGCAGTTGGCTGTACGTATTGCTGTTGCCAGAAGTCTACTTGTTTACGTAAGAACTGTAACTCGTACTCGAGGGCGGGTGTTAGTTTATCTTTATCCCGCATTACATTTCATACCAATCTGTATTTGGAGCCCACAAAACCCAAGAGGCTTTATCTTGTCCACCTTTACAATGCACCTGCGCCTTAGTCATTTCCCCTGCATTGTGCATACGAATCAGTGCTGTTTGTATAGACACAACGTCAACCTCTAATGCGTCAGCCAATACTTTAGAAGTAGACGCAACCTGATTAGCTTCCTCTTTGAAATGTTCCTCAATGCGGTCTTCCAGATTAGCTACCTCAACACGAGGTGTCGGCTCAGTATGAACTCCACTTACACCAACAGCTTGCCAAGGTGTGTCGATCTTAGTGTTTGGGATTAGTATAAGTGTCCGTACTTGTTCCTCAGTGATAGTGTGCTTCTTAGATAGTTTAGAGTTTATAAAAACTTTCTCGCCGTTATCTACTCGTACCCCAAAGGCAGTGCCTGTAGGCATTTGATGGGTAATAAAAACTTCTTGTGCTTCCATATTATTAATAATGCTCATGTTGTTTATTCCTGTTGTGTTGATGCCCAATACTTAATCTGTGTTTCTGTTTGGTGCATGTTTGTTTCGTTTACGACCCAATCAAAACCCCCTGCTGTTTTAATATCGTCTAAGTTTTTCTGCTGTAATGCAGTAGTCTTTCCCTTCCCTGCTTTACATTCAATGCCAAGGAACATTCCTTTGTAGCATGCGACTATGTCAGGTACGCCGCTCCGTCCAAATCCACCTGTAACAGGGTAGAAGTAGTATGCTCCCATCTTCTTTAGGTAGTTAGTCACTACCTTCTTTACTTTAGCTTCTGGTGTGGTTGCCATTGTTGATCTCCGTGTGTGGTAACTGGCATAAATGGGAGGCGTTTGTCCGCCCCCCAAAGTTAAATTGGTAGTGTGTCACTACCTATCAGCGTAAATCCAATAGGTAGTCTTGTCGATCCTATGACCTATACCTACTATTGGTTCAGTCGGTGGTGTAGGGTCAACAAGCATAAGAGTAGCAATGCGTTCTTGAATCCATTTAGGTGTTTCGTTTATAGTGTCATATACCCCTAAACCTGTCGCGTCAATAGCGTCTAGATCAAAAGACATTACATTAACCTTATTTGTAGTAGGATGGATTGTCACGCGGTACGTGATGGTATCCTCTGTCTCCACACTCACTCGCCTTTTATATAGAACATGTTTTCACCTGCACGATACCCAACGCCAGAAACGTATTGGCCTTCCTCGACCATAGACAGCACAGACATTGCACCGAACAACTTCTCTGGTAGTTCTTCCTGTGTGTACGATACCTTGTTCCCGTCGCTATCGTCGTGACGATACAGTGAAGAGTTCTGTACTACTGTGTTAAAGCCTCGATAGAGATTAGCACCTTGAGATTGTACCACCTCGATGAACATATGCTCTACGTCATGTAACGCCCTGCTTTCTTTATGCTCCTTAGTCGCTTCAAAGGCTTCGATCAGTTGTGCTTCAAGTTCTTTATCGACAAACTCATAGTCCGAACGCAATATGTTAGCGAGTTCCCGATTAAGAGGGGCTTGGTTGAGGCGTGTCCTACCGAAAACATCGGTGTCGATCTTGTTTGTGATCTTACTCGCCCTAATTTTTGCTTCGTCCTTTGCGGTATGCACCGCTCTACAAAACTTGCTTTGCACTTGGTGTAACACCTGCTTTGTGTTTGGTGGACGTAGGTATTTACATGCGTTAAGTAACCCCTTGTTGAAATGCAGTGCTGTAGCCATATGTGTTTTAGACCCATACGAATACTTGCCGTTCTGTATGTTAGGTGAGAACACCGCATGTCTACATTCGTAGCTACTTGATGAATCAAACATATCGTTATAAGTTAGCCAACCCATAGCGTAAGTATCTTGCGGCCTATACACCCATATGGAATCTAGGTCTTTAGGCGCGGTCTTGTAACCACGAACCTTTTTGGTTAGTGCATCTGCCATCATCTGCACGTCTAGATTAGGTGTAATACCCCTTGCCCTTTCGGCTCTGTCTGGATGTTCTAGGTTTCTTACTTGTTGTAATGATAAGTCACTCATAGTTGTTCTCCTTACTTTGTTATGAACCCGAGTTCTGCGTTGATGAATGTATTGAAGCGTGACCGTACAATGGACACATCTTCTTTAGTCTCTAGCTTTTTGAGCAGAGGTGTACTGTTGAAACTCCAACTATGTTCACCTGCACCGTAGCAGTTGCTAGCAAAGTGTACCCAAAACGCTAGTCGTGCGGTGTGCTGATCGTCTCGCACAATCTCACGTCCTGTTTTCGCATTAGGCTGTCGCCAGTATGTGCCATGCGTATTCCCATAGGTTTCGGCTAGTATCGCTCCCTGCTTAGTTGTGTACTCGTTGTCCTCCAACTCTAGTAGAGGTGACATAGTCATACCCCATTCAAAGAACGAATTGATTGCATCTTTGAACTTAGCCTTGGTTTGCTTGTCCACACGCGGGCCTTTTGGTATCGTACGTCCTGTCCCCTCAACATGTACCCAGTCAACACCAGAGAACTGATCTGTGCTGGTGGTTTTGTTGAACACTAAGGCAGAGTTGTCGTCGTGTAACATAACCCACTTACTAGTTCGCTCTGACCACCAATTATCTTGTCGGTTTTCTTTTATGTGGTTGTAGATAACACGCGGTGCGGTGTGGGTCTTGGCTAGATAGTATCGTGTGTCTGTTCTATTGTCTCGATACCTACCGAGTGTCCTAGTTATGTACTGTTTGCCATTGTCGATATGAAACCCCAAACCTCTCGGTGTGTGTCTGTTTATAAAAGCATAGCGTGAGTTGTGTGAGCTTTCTCCATACCCATTACGTATCGTGACTTGCTCTGTGCCGTCACGTTTCTTACGCCATACGATAGGTGCATACTTCTCCATGTGCTTTAGTGTAGGTACAAACTCAGCGGAAGCGGTGTAACCCCAACCCCAATTAAAGAGCGCGTCGCCAAAGTGAAAGCCGTCTGAAAATGCATAGCAGTTGTCACTGATCTTTACGATACGCTCGTACTTGCGTTTGCGATCACCCATAGGTCTGACATCTTTACCCTTGTTACTAATGCCGCCCATTGGTTTTACATTCTCGTAGTGATTAACTACTTCGTCGAAGCTACTGAATGATGAATATGTTAGTGCCATTTGTTTCTATCCTGTTGTTTAATGTTGTTGTTTAGTTTAAAGTATCTGCGTGGGCAGTTATTGCCCACACGAATTTCCTTCGTCGTCGTCGAAGTCACGTTCAATCTCACCTAGACCGTTACAGTTGTTGCAATCGACCCATGTCTCGAATGGCTCGTACATATCGCCAGTCCATTTGAACTCCTCGCTCGTTACTTTGCCATGTTGCTCTGTGTCCTTACACTCAGGGCACTCGATGAAAAGCTCTTGCTCCTGTAGTCCTACTACATAATTTCCAATCTTACTCATTATTCATCTCCCTCGGCTATGTTGGTGATAAAGTTTATTGTTACAATACCTTCGCCAGTATCGGTAATTTCCCATTCGCAAGTGACGTGCTTTTCAAGTATATCAATTAGTTCATCGTTACTCATTACATGTCCCTCGATTTTATGTGTACACATTTACCTACGTCTGGCACTTTGTGCTTGTTGTCGATAACGCACCACAACACAGGCATAGTCCACTGACCCCAACCACTGTATAGGTCGCCGTCTGTTAGTACGATAGCCGCTTGCGCGTTGATGCTTTCTTCACGAATGTATTCAGTCACACAGTCTACATCTGTACCGCCACCGCCTTTGATCTTGGTAGATTGTATAAGTGTTTCTAGTTCATGCGTGTCATACGTTTCGTCACCACATACTGTCGTGTCCCAATACAACAGACGTACTTTGTCTGGACGTACTGTGTCACATATTGCTTTGACTTCGGAAAGAAACGCGGTGACTTCGGGCTGTTGGATAGACCCAGACGTGTCGATTGCGACCACCAGTTCCCCAACCTTTTCACTGACACCACTTGGCATGTAGATACCACTACTCAGATACCTACGATTAGGTCTGCGGTATGTAGAGTAGTCACTGCCTGTACAAGTAGTCTGCACAAACTCACGCAACACTTCACGCCAATCGACTTGTGGTTCTAGCAATTCTTCTAGGCCACGATCACCACCACTGCCCATCTTACCTGCAACCAATGCACCTTGACGTACTGCCTCGTCAATCTCTCTGGCAAGATCACGCTGTTCATCGGCGGTCATTTCTTGCGCCCCATCCCAATCATGTGCATCGAATGGTTCGTGTCCGTTCGGTAGTGAGCCACTACCATTCTCAGGCGTACCATCACCATCTTCGGGATCACCGTCACCACCACTGCGGCCACCACCTTGCGGTTGATCTTTACGTAGCAAGTTGTACACCTGTGCGGTATCCATACCCACATACTTACGATCATAGCAACCGTTCACAAGTTCGCCTGTCATAGTAGCAAACCCATCTGCGTAGTTATCATCTACAATCTTTAGGTTGATTACGTAGTCACACGCTACGTTCGCAAGATGTGCGTCTTGCATGTATAGATGTTTCCATGTGGTCAAGTGACGGAACAACTTGTGATACACTTCATGCAACACCAGAAATCTAAGCTCGGCATCGTTGAGCTTACTTAGAAACTCACGTCCGTAGAACTCGTCACGTCCATTGGTACATGCGGTTGGTATGCTTGGATCGTCCACGACGTCACGCTCCCCGATCATCAGCACACCTGCGAGATAGATATACTTCGGGTTGCCCATGATGGATACAACAGCTTTTGTCAGCCGTTGCTCCTCAGTTAGTTGATTTACCATTAACATTTTATTTCCTCCACCACATCATAGCTTTCCACCACTGCGGCTTCGGCTTGATGTCTCTTTCCATTTGATTAATCATGTGCTGTATTTTCGGCAACGGCTTGTCAGGCTCACCGAACTCGATCTCATGTTTAGCGAACGCTGTATCCACAACTTCACGAAACGTAGGCTCGTTGTGTCTCAACACATATGCACGTTGATGAATAGCTGTGCTTGTGCGACCCATGATCGAGGCTATCTCTTTGTAGGTCATGCCCCCATCGCGTAGTGTTTCGAGGATACCATCCTCTTTATCTGTCCATCGTTTACCCATTATATCTCTCCTCTGCTGTAACAACGACAGCGTTTAATGCGCCCACTAATGAAGTGAACTCTTGTTTTGCCTCTGCGATTGCTTCGGCTTCGGTGTGTGCAAGTACACAGATAACCCGCGATACTAGCCCTTCGACAGTTACGTCATAACTCTTTTCCATGCTTACACCTTGTCTGCTGTGTATAGGTGGTTGTTCTCCATAGCCCAATCAGTGAACTTCTTGTTCGTCATAACCATTGACTGCTTGGAATAGTTCTTTGCGCGTACACCATTAGCGAACATAGCTTGTGCTTCGGTATCGAGACGCGGTAAGTAATCCATCCACTTGTTGATCCAGTCTTTGTCCAACGCGGACATAGTTCTATACACAACCATACATATAGCGGCGGCGCTGTCAGGCACTTTGGCGGTAAGCGGGCTGTCTTTGATAGACTGCAAGGTAGGTAGCTGATCGGATAGTGACACAAACGCCATCAAGTCCATTGCACCACGATCACCAATCGTACCCATCAAGGCGGCGGTCAAAGTAATATCGTCGATACCTTCTCGCGACTTCAATATGTCAGATGCGGAATGTAGTGAGCGAGGTGTAACAAAGGCGGCACGTTGCGCTCGCGGATCAAAGATGTACGGGTTCTCAGATGGGTCTTTGATATCTTCGAACGAGGCCATCAAGTGTGGGTTGTCTTTAACCCAACCAAGTAGGCTGTGATCTATGCCGTTGTTGATACCCCATTCGATCCAGTCCATGTGATCTGTTTTCTTGATCTGCACCACAATCATACGGTTACGTACGTGTGCTGGTAGTATGTCACCAACTCCTTCGCTACCTTTGTTTGTTGTAGCAAAGACAACACTTTCAGGGTGTAGTGAGTAACTACCAATTTGTCTCTCTTGAATGAGACGTAGCATAGCGTTCTTCACTGCTTGGTTCGCCTTGCCAATCTCGTCGAGCATAAGAATAATCGGCCCATCTAAGTGTATGCCTAGTTCTTCGTTAGGAATCATACGGACGCAACCATCTTCGTCGATGGATTGCATGGACGGTATCATAATATCGCCAAGGTCTTTTGTGGTGGCATCGAAATATATCTTGCGATGCTTTGGAAGTTTATCTCCTATCATGTGTATCATAGATGATTTACCGTTGCCCATATCACCTTGAGCTAGGACGGTACGTTTACTACCCACCGCTACGATTAGATCGACGCATTGTGGTAAGTTAATTTGGTACATTGATTGTGCTTGATTATTCATGTTGTTCTTCTTTCCTGTTTATATATCTAATGATGGTAGTGTTTTGATAATGTCGTCGACCTTCGCTTTGGTTCTAACGCGGAACGTATTGTCGTCACGCAATACCACGGCGGATACACCAGACATCGCCTCTTCGAGTTTGGTTGCCATGTCAGACATCTGGGTAGACTGCGTAACATTACACACACGTAGTAGTTCTATCATGTCAGTGACGTTAGGAACGAGCGTATCACGAAATACTTTCTTGTCCTCTTTACCGCTGTAGTCTAGGCGCTCAGACATATTTGTCAGTGCCTTGTGTAAACGTGTCCACACGTCGTTCATAGCTACGTTGTATTGTTTGTTGTAGAAGTCGCTGTACTCCTTACGCATTTCTCGTAGTGCGTCGTTACTTACATCGACACGGAAGTCGCCGACATCTGGCAACGGCATGTAGTTTATACGGAACGCAAACTTGCTGTCGAGCGTTTCAATCAAGGGGTAGTCCTCGCGTAAAAACAAAGTGCCAAGCTCTAGCTGTACATCTACCACTGTGTCGTTGTACGCGGTCAAGAATTTGTTCTTTAGTGCTTCGAACTCATTCTGCATGTAAGACATAGCTTCGGTATATTTGAAGTATTGCGCTGTGGGTAATAGACGTAGCCCAGAGTTAGACCAAGGCATCGTCATGTTCGAGTGCATGTTGCGAGCCGATGTGACGCAACCGCGTAGCGCGCTAAGTTCATCACAATCACCGAGTAATTGTTTGTAGACGTTTGCGACACCCTTCTTTGCTTGAGCATCTTCTGTGACTTTAGTGGAAGCCCGCTTGTCTTTCTTGCGACCTGCCCATGAGGATATGTTGACTTCTACGAGCATTGCAGATGAGGCAAGTGTTGGTGCATCTGTGTGTAGTGGTTCACTACTCTCGGCGGTTAGTTGGT